GAAAGTATACACTTTACAAGCTAAAAATAAGAAGAAAAAAGAATCTTAAATAACTTATAGCTCTATAATCCAATCTATCTGCTTATTTGTTTAGTATTAATAATAATATATGTTAGCTTTAGGTATATAAAGCTATGCAAAATGTTATATCAACTCCCTAATGGAAAAGCAATAGAAATAAGTACGGAACAGTATTTTGAAATGACTGATGAAGATTTTGAGTATTTGATGGCATATAACTATGGAGAAATACAAGAAGATCCTTGGTTTGGATCTGTAATAACTAAAACAGCTCCCATAGATATACCTGATGAAATAACTCCAGAACTTACAGATATTTCTCAAGATGAAAAACTTTTAGATTTGGATTTAGACAACGATCTTTTGGAAGAATAATAGGCTGCAATCTAATAATTATCAGTCCCTAGCCTAATAAGCTAGGGATTTTTTATTTACAATTTAAATCAACTCAAATGTCTACAGTAACAGTAACAGCAGACGCAAGTGGAAACGTAATCGGTGTTTCCCAAAACAACCCAGAGTATGGGTACATTCGTGTAGAACAAATTGCTACACAGATTAATGATGAAGGCTGGTTAAAAACAGTAAAAAGATCAGCTCTCATAAAAGGTAGAGTGGAAGATCTTATTAACACAAAGTATACGGAAAACACTGAAATTCCTGGTAAGATTGTGGTAAGAGAATCTCTCACTCCATTTAATGCAGAAAACCCTGATAGAGATCTAAAAATAGCAGGTTCTACAGGTGTAATTTGCAGACTAGGGGATGAACCCATTTATAGACAAACCTTTTTCACTTCTAATGTAAATGCACAAGATGAATTCATCATGCATGATAACAAAGAAGAGATTAAGGATGTACAGACAGCACAAACAGCTATGAGCAGTTTAACAAACAGAAGAGTTAAGAAAACTTCTACCACTGCTGAACTTTAATAATGTGTGTTAACTAAAGCCTAGGAGAAAATCCTAGGCTTTTTTATATAAACAATAAAATAAATCCACATGAACAATTCAAACAAAACAATTTCTGTTAACAGTAAGGGAATAGTTATTTCCTACACTGATTCAAACAAACACATGTTTGTAAAATTTCAAAATCAAGATTTTCCTAAAAGAAAACTTAGAGAAAAGGTACAAGAAATTGAAACTCCGGTATTTAATGAGAAGCAACAAAAAATGTATGCTGAAGCTTTGTATGGAACTAGTATTTATACAGAAGCTTTTGTAAACAAAATGCCAAAGAGAGTTTTAGTTAAGATAATCACACGTTGTGAAGCCGTTCAAAAAGTAATTAATAGATGGAAACAAGAGATAGTTAACAATAAAGTTGACTCTCTTCTCACAGGATTATTTCCTAAATCACCTATTGTAAAACAAATGGTTGGTATAGAAGCAGATGATACTGTTAAATGCCATCTTTCACTTAAAGATCTAGGACTAGATCAGTTGAAAGTAGCACAGAAATTAGTATCTTTGAATCTATTACCAGAAAACTTTTTTGATTTAAAATGATTCAACCTAAACTTAAGAAATGTGCTGGCTGTAATGAGCTAAAGTACATTTGGAAATCACACGGCAAGGACAAGTATTGTCAATCTTGCTGGTATTCTATAGAGAAGCCTAAGTCTATTTCCCCTGTCTCTAAAAAGAGGCAGGGTGAAATGGATGCTTATAGTAAACTAAGAGAAGCTTTCTTAGATATCAAACCTCATTGTGAAGCTAAATTAGTAGGATGTACCGGTAAAAGTATAGACATCCATCACAAAAAAGGTAGAGTGGGAGAAAACTATCTTAAAGTGGGTACATGGTTAGCTGTATGCAGAACATGCCATACTTGGATAGAAACTAACCCTGAAGAGGCTAAAGAGCTTGGATTATCAGAATCTAGATTAAATCAGTAATATATTACTTATTCTACCCATAATGTGTCATAAAAGGGACAAAATAAGGCATAATAGGTATTATATTACCACTTATTCAAAGGAAAAAGTGTAAAATCTTACACATTTTATGAAGGAAAATGTATGAAAAGTCACTCATTATCCACAAAAACATAGGTTAATGTAGGAAATAAACAACATTTGTAACCAATTAAAACCAAATAAACATGTACGAACAAAGAGTATCTGAAACAGCAATCCACGGTAGTTATGAAACACCACAAACAGAAAGACCAGAACCACCAGTTATGGAAGGACTAGCAAGAACTCTTAGAGAAGAAGTTCCTATGACTGAACCTAGTGTTAAAAAACAAACAAAACAACAGATACTAGCAGATTATGAAATAAGAATTAGATTTCTATCTAGAGGCTGTGTTGTAAATGTTGGATGTAAAGAAATAGCATTTACCACTGTAGATGAAGCTATGCAAGCTATACAGTATTATGTAGCTGATCCAGAAACTGTAGGAGAATATTGGAGAGGACAATTTAATATGTAAACTAACCAGCCCTAAGTACACGGGATCGAAAGACAGAGTAGACATCCCATAAGAACTGTTCGCATATACTCTCCTAATCGTTAAGTAGGCACTGTTTTAGTAGTTCAGGGGGTGATCGAAAAACTACTAACTTTATGCACACCACATCCAGATTTTTAAATCTGCTACTTACTTATGTAAAGAAGGGTATGTGGGTGATCCCAGTCAATAGTAGTGAGATTGGGCTTATAGTCAAGAGTCCATTGGTTGGAAGCACCTCCCAAGGTTGAGTGTAAACTCTTTATGGTAAAGCTGTAATGTGTTCGAATCACATCTTGACTACTTAATGTATCACCTACTCTATAATAATATAGTAAGCATCTGACAGTAACATCAGAGTGGCAATGTAGATGGTAAGGGGTAAGGAAAAGACCAAAGAGGAATAACAGACGAAAGCTTATATCATAGTACATACTAGTTATACTATGTGCAGCAAGTAGAAATAGCGAGAAGGGGTAGCTCCCCTTCTCTATTCCTTAATTTAAAAACATTTAAAAACTAAATATTATGAATATACCAACAGCAGAAGAATTTTTTGAACAAGGAGGAACATATCCTGAATTAGCAATTGAATTTGCTAAACTACATGTACAAGCTGCATTAGAAGAAGCAAGTCAGAAAGCTAAGATCACTTATGAATATTGGGGAAACACAGGTTCAGAATACTGTGATGAATCTGTAGATAAAGATTCTATCCTAAACTCTTATCCTTTAACAAACATTAAATAACTATGTGGCAAAAATGTCCAATTTGTAATGGTACAGGTGTAAGTCCTATATCAGGAAGCTATTCATCAATACCCACTTGTCCTACATGTCAGGGTAAAAGAATAATATCAGAGATTAATGGTTTACCACCAGCATCACTTCCTTCTCATATATCACCTGAGTATACAGGAACTGATTTTAGAGATGCTAATATGGAATCTCAAGATGAATATTTTGGAAGAAAATAAAAACTAAATGATATGTCAGACACAAGAATAATACAATGGGAATATCCTGATCAATTACATGATGAACATGGATATCCAACTAATGATGCTCTAGACTATATAAAAAACTGGGCTTTTGTAAATGGTAAAACAGGCAGTAAGTTTGGAAAAGACTCACTTAATGAACTTATAGAATATATAAAAGACTTATGGTGGTATGGTGAAGAAGCTGTTGAGTATCATGATGGGCTATTAGAACTTCATACATATGGATGGTCAGGTAATGAAGAAATTATATCAGAACTAAAAAACACAGACCTTTGGTTAATGAAATTTAAAGCCCATTTAACAGGTGGTCACTACTATTTTAAAATAGATAGTGACTCTGAGTATGATTGGTATATAGTAAAATCTAAAGACATATAATATGAAAAGACTATTAGAAATCATACTCTATCCACTACTAATGATATGTGAGTTTATAGATGGGGAAAGAGATGTAATTTACAAACCTAAAAAGAAAGATTAGATATGAAAATTAAACTACAAGAGTATTCACTTATTAGTAATAAGTGGATAGACAAAAGAATAGAAACTCTTGAGGCTATAAGAGACCAACTTATTAAAGAAGATATGCCATATAATTCTACACAAAACAGAATTGATGAATTACGTTCTATAAAAGAATTACAACTCATTCCATCAGAGAAACTTGCTTTACAATCGTGGAAAGCAGGGTTTGATGATGATAAGCATTTAGAATCTACTAAAGCCTTAGTATCAGCTATAAACAGTTTCTTAACATCAGAAATAGAACTACCAATCACTTAAACAACCTAAAAAAGGCTAAAAAGAAGAATATTTTCCACTAAAAGCTAAAAAACAGAGAAAATTTTCCATTATGACATCTATAAACCAACTTATAAATGATGCTTATGCAGACATTATACGTGTAAAGGGTAAGCATTATGCTCCTAATGTATATGAGATACAAGAATGGATAGATACATATTTAGCTGTAAGTAGCCATATTTTATCCAAAAAGACTATAAGAATCTGCACAACTAATTAATTATCAACAACTTAAATTCTCCATATTTATGGCAACAATTATAGATCCACCATCAGGGTGGAAGTATGGGTTCCCTAAACCTATACCAGAAAATAGAAGACAAGATAGTCTTGTATGGTTAGTAGAACAAGGATATCCTCAAGCAGAAATAGATGCACTGGGTGAACATTTTTATTGTAGATATTGGGAAGAACCAGATAAAACAGAAGACAATGGCTAATTTAGAAAAACTACATACATTTCGTAAAAGAATGGAGAAACTAGGAATACAGCTTGAAATGTGGTCAAACTATCCCTGGATATATATACATTCTGTAAATGGAAATATAATTAAACCACAAGACTATTTTCACGGTAATCATGGTTTTACTATAGGGTTCCATCCTGCTAAACCAGATCAGGTGTTTGAGTTTACAGACATAGCAGAAATTTTTAAACTTATAAAAAAGTATAAAGACTATGGAAAAAGCAATAGTTAAATTTAATGGAGGTAATCTAGCACTACTCTGCAGTGGATGCAGTGTTATTATAAAAACTGGTAAAGACTTTACCGAAAAAGAACTAGACTATGTACTAAGGGGAAAAAATACTTTACCACCACAATATTGTGAAAAGTGTAAAAACAAAGAAAATGTTTGACAAACTATTAAAAGTTCATGAAGAACTAGAAGAACTAAACAATCAAATTATTGCTGAACAAAAAGATGTTATAGCAAAACTTCAACAACAGAATCAATTATTAATTGAAATTATTGAGAAGTATTTACTTAATGGTAAAAAATTTAATGAATTTAATAAAGAACCTGAACTATGAGTGAAATAACAGAAGCAGAAGAAACATTTTGCATGTTTAAATTAAACATGACAGGAGGATTTATAAGTTCTCTTATACAAACTATGTTTAGAGCTGATAGAATAAATCAATCTAAACTATCCAAAGGTTTTCCTGAATTAATGGAAGTAATAGATAGATATGGTAATGAACCTAACTACTGGGAAAATTTAGTAGATAGATGGAATAAACAACACCCTCCTACTACACATAAACTTAATTATTAATGTCACATCCTTATCATCACAGCATTTCCTCTGCTAAAAAGCATGGAGGTAAATGGCAAGATTATATAAAAATACACAACTGGTTTGATGAGACTAAAGCTCATTACCCAGATATGAGACACAGAGCCCTCAGACATCATGCTGAGGGTATTTTTTGGTGTGAACAGCAGTTTGGTGTAGTGATTACCAACTCTGATGGTAAGAATGTTCCTGTAAGAACTATAGGTGAGCAACATCTAATGGAAGATATAGGACATATACCAACTATTAAAGACTATCTTGATTGTATGTCCCAGGAGAACTGGATGTATAAACCAGGAGAGGGTAGAAAAATGCTAAAAGAAATTAAAGAAGAAAAATTAGATTACACAGTAAACATTTAAAAATGAAAAAATCAATAATCAACTGGTTAAATCAACTATCTGAAGACGGTAATGAACTAGCTATATGCTGGGAAGGTGGAGGTGACAGTGGGTGGTGTTACTTTGAAATAGATGGTGATAGAGAAGAAAATGAATATACAGAAGCTCTTGTAGACTATATGTATGATATATTAGATTATGGAAGCTGGGCAGGAGAGTTTAGTGCTAATGGTAAAGCAATCTATAATCATGAGACAAGAAGTTTTGAAGGTATAGATTATTACAGTGAAGATAGTCATAATACCATGAACTGTGATATCAAGATACAAATTCCTAAAAACTTTTGGTTTGATACACTACATATAGAATGTGAAAAGAACTATGAAGATGACACTTTTATTAATGCAACATTTCTTGTAACAAATGGGTTCCTAACTGATCAACATAGAGATTTTTGTACTAACTTAGAGGAAACTTTAAAAGAAGATTTTGATGCTGTGTTTGATCAGTATGAATCAACAGATGATTATGAATTCAGAGGCTGTAACGATAGTTGGATATTAGAAAGAAAAGATGCTGTTGAAGAAGATGACATGTTAGTATTCACTATAAATAGAGTGGAACTCCAAACAATGGAATCAACAGATAAAGATGTTGTTCTAGAAATTGATGACTATATAGTAGAAAGAATTGATAACAAACTAAACAGTACAGAAAATGCAGATTAATTATGCAGATCAAACCTATATTGTAAACAATAGATCAGGTTTTGATTTAACAACAGCACTTAGACTTTGGAAGACTAAGTATGCTGATGACTATAGAGATTTTCAAAAAGATGTAATTACACACGAAAGTCTAAATGACTTTGATCAATTTGTACAAGAATGCTGGAACAAAATAGAACCAGTAACAGTAGAAGAAGCTCTTAAAATAGCTAATACGGAAGAAAGACGTACATATTTTGATGCAATAGGTATAGAAAAACTATTTAAATCATTAGACCCTAAGCTTCTTGATAGACAAGTTGTTAAGAAGTCTAGAACTAGATGGGATGATGAGTTTAAAGAGTATACACATACATTTGAAGATGTATATGAACTTTATGAAATAGAAGCAACTAAAATGTTTAAAACAGACAAATGGGGTAATCCACCTTATCAAAATATATATGCAGTGAGATGTTGGTGTACTACAACTAATAGAGAATATTGGTTGTATGTACCAAGAGAAGCTGCATTAGGTAATAGATGGTGGTCATCTAGTGATGATGAAAAAACACAACCAGATGCTGTTAGAGCAATTGCTTGGACTATCAGAATTTCAATTACAAATCCTGAAAAAATATATAGACAGGGAGATATTATAGTGGTAAAAGAAAGTTCTACTTCTGTAGAAACAAATCCTTACCATTTAACAAAAGAGCAGTATCTCTCATTAATGACAAGTGAAACTTAACCTATAAAATTATGACTGGTATTTATAAAATAACATCTCCAACTGGAAAAATTTACATTGGACAAAGTGTAGATATAAGAGGTAGAAAAAATAATTATAAGAATTTAAGATGTAAAGCTCAAGCTAAACTATATAGCTCTTTTATATCACATGGGTGGGATAAACATATTTTTGAAGTAGTTTATGAACTACCAAAAGATGTACATCAATCTATTTTAAATAACTTTGAAATATTTTATTGGTCTCAATTTAAAGAAGCTGGTTGTGAGATGTTAAATTTAAAAGAACCAGGTAATAATGGAAGACACTCTGAAGAAAGTAAGAAAAAAATTAGTGAAGTTCAAAAAGGTAAAACTTCTTCTGAGGAAACTAAAAAGAAAATTGGTTTGGCTAGTACTGGTAGATTACACACTGAAGAAGCAAAATTAAAAATAAAACAATATTTTACTGGAAGACCTAGAACTCCAGAAACTATTGAAAAAATGAGGAAAGCTTTAACAGGTAAAAAAATGTCAGAAGAAACCAAAAGAAAAATGAGTGAAGCTCAGAAAAGAAGACAAGAACTTTTAAGAAAATGTAAAAAAGATTAAGTTATGAATAGTATAGAATGGTTAGCATTAGCATTATATGAAAATGCTGAAATGAAAGCAGAAGGTGGAGTTATAGACCAAATTGTAGAAGAGGCTAAAAAAATGCATAGACAAGAGACTATTAAATTTGGATATGATTGTATTGCTGAAGTAGTAGATAGTTCAGGAGAACTTATTTATAATAAAGTACCTGAAGAAGTATATCAAGAAAATTTAAATAAAAAATAAACAAATTATTTATCATTAATGTATAGTGAGACATAATATGAGTACACAATTAATTGGTCATGTAGGAGTTGATTCAGGTCAACTTCTACTATGTGACCCATGTTATATAGACAGTGAATGGGTAAATGAAGATTTTGAAGACATCAGAGTATATAGACATAAAATAACTGGAGATACACTTCAATATAGAGTGGAATTTCCACACTATGAAGCTATAGTTCCTGAATATGGTAAAACTATGAACCAGTTAATTGATACAGGTGAATGGGAAGAAGAAAAAGATTATCATGCTCCTAAAGCACCGTTTAGTTATAATGCATGTGCTAAAGCAACATTATCAGAAGATGGATATGGAGAGCTTAACTTTAAGCTTGGACATTCTGGAGCAGGTGTAGCATTTAGGACAGCATTTGGAGATGGAATCTATCCTGTAGTAGCTCATTATCATAGAGATGGTACACTAAGAAGTGTAGAAGTATTATTTCAAAATGATGAGGAGGAGGAAGAAGATGAAGAAGAATATGATTCACATGATTAATAAATCTTACTAACCTATTACCATGAAATACTTTTATTGGTTAAGTTTTACTAGATGGCACATATATAAATTTGCTCATCTTAAAAATGGATATCTATTAGCAAAGAGACTCTATCACAAAGGTAGATGGACTCCTATTATTAAACTTAAATATTGTAAATACACAAATTATGGCACAAAGAGGTAGACCTAAAAAGACAATTACATTAGTAAAAGCAGAATCAGTAGATGATGCTAAACTATTAAAGCAGTACAAAGAAGAACAACAAGTTCAGTTGGAAACATTCTATAAAGAGCTGTCTAAAATTAAACACAATGTAAGTATAGCATTAAATAAGATAGGATTTATAGATAGTTGTGAAAATCTAGCAGAAGCAGCATTTAAAGCTGGTAGAGCTTATGATCAATTAGATGAAGCTAATGATAAGCTTGAAGAATTATTAAATGAAATGTATAACTCTAATTTAGATTTAGATCATTGGGATGACATAACTAATGAAGATTGATATGGAACAAACAGTAGGAATATTAATCCTAATCATATTTGGAATCTGTATTCTTGGATTAATAGATGTTATTAAACAAATAAATAAATTAAAATGAACAAAGCTAAAAAGATTGTCCTAGGTGAAGGAGAAATCATCGGACATAAGCACATTCTAGAGTCTAAAAAAGACATGGAATATTCTCAAACTACAGATAGTATTAGTTTCATGCTAAGTGATATGGGTATCCTAACTCATGACGAACATGATAAAATGATATTCCCTAGTGGTAAGTATAGATCATATAACCAAGTGGAGTTTAATCCATTTGATAACACTGTACAAAGAGTATTTGACTAATGAACAAAAGAGAAGAAATACAACAAGAAGCCTTAGACATTGCATTGAAGCATAAAAGATGTGGACTTGGAATATCTATGGGTGTTGGTAAAACTCTTATTGGACTTAAATATATTGATCATTTACAGGGGAAGAATATGGGGAAGCTTCGTGTGCTAGTAGTAGCACCGAAGCTCTCTATATTTAATGCTTGGAAAGATGATGCACTTAAGTTTGGTATAAGTGGAGCTAATATAGAATTTACCACTTACTTGTCTTTAAATAAATATGACCCCCATGCATTTGATATACTAGTATTAGATGAGTGTCATTCACTATTACATGGTCATGAATTATTTTTAGCAAGATTTAGTGGTAGGATATTAGGACTTACTGGTACCCCTCCAAGACATCATAAGTCTGAGAAAGGAGAAATGGTATTTAAGTATTGTCCTATAATGTATAAGTATACAACAGATGTAGCTGTAGATGATGATATCTTGAATGATTACAAGATAATTGTTCATAAGCTATCTCTATCAGGAGCTAACAACATAGAAGTAAAGCTCAAAGACAAATCTTTCTATACATCAGAGAAAAAGAATTATGCTTATTGGAATTCACGGATAATGGAAGCATCTACTAAAAAGCAAGAACAGATAGCAGCTATTATGAGAATGAAAGCTCTTATGGGATTTAAGACTAAAGAACTTTATACCAAAGAACTTCTTTCTGATATAGATGATAAATGTATTGTTTTCTGTAATACTCAAGATCAAGCTGATAGAATGTGTAAATATTCATATCATTCCGGTAATCCTGATAGTGAAGATA